GAAGCTGCAAAGTGCAGAAGATTCCAAGTTCCTTTTTGAAACCGAAAAGAAACCAAGCTTCAAGGGTGCGAAACCAGGTGAAACAGGTAAAGAAGAACCTGATGGTGCTGTTGACCTTAAAAACATGTCATATGATGAACTGTGTGCTTACCTGGAAGAAAACCCTGATGCAAAAATTTAATTTTGAAAGGAAAAGGTGAGAAAATATGCCTAATAGCAAATTTGATTCCAAGAGTTTTAACCCTCAAGCTTTTAAGTACCTGGTTGGTAGAGTTCCCAACTTAAAAATGAACGAAATTAAGAAGTCAAAAGCATTGGTCAGCAACCCTGACATCAGGGATGTATTTGCAAGTCAAGATGGTACTGCTTATGCAAGACTTGCAATGCGTGGTCTTGCTGATGGTGCTGCTGTCAATTATGATGGACAGACTGACATTGAAGCTACTTCCACAAAGACCTTTGAACAGGGTGTTGTTGTGGTTGGTAGGGCAAAAGGATGGATTGAAAGAGATTTCAGCTATGATGTAACTGGCGGTGTTGACTTCATGGAAAACATTGCACAGCAGATTGCTGAATACAAAGATGGTCTTGACCAAGACACCCTTCTTGCTATTCTTGAAGGTATCTTCAAGATGACTGGCACAAAGAATGAAGAATTTGTCACAAAGCACACTTATGATGTCACTAGCAGTAATACAGGTAAGATGGCAGCAGGAACATTGAACACTGCTATTCAGCAAGCTTGCGGTGACAACAAGAAGAAGTTCAGCTTGGTATTCATGCACAGTGCAGTTGCAACTAACCTTGAAAACCTGAATCTGCTTGAACATCTGAAATACACTGACAAAGAAGGTGTAACAAGAGAACTTGACCTTGGCACTTGGAATGGTAGATTGGTTGTTATAGATGATGCCCTTCCATATGTTGAAGTACCTGCTGTAGAAGCTGCAAGTGCAATTCAGGGTGTTTACACAATCACAATCAAATCCCCTGGTGCTGCAATCGGTGACAAAATCAAAATTTGTGGTAAGGAATACACTTGTACTGATGATGGTTCAGGTGATAATGAATTTGCAGACACCAGTTCCGCAACTACTCTTGCAGGTGCATTGAAAACCTTACTTGCTGCCGAAGCAGAAGGTGAAGCTACAAAATACACCTGGACAAATTCAGGCGGTGTCATTACTGCAACTGAAAAATCAGGTGGTGTTGGTGGTGTACCAGAAGTAATTGCAACCATGAAGGATGATGGCGGTATTTTAAGGGTGGAAGTTGTAACAACCACAGCAGGTAAGAAAGCTGTTGCAGAAAAGGCTGCATACTCTTACTATATAACATATGTCCTTGGTGAAGGTGCAATCAGCTATGAGGATATTGGTGTGAAAGTTCCTTATGAAATGTCAAGAAATGCTGCAAAAAACGGTGGAGAAGATACACTGTACATCAGACAAAGAAAATGCTTTGCACCATTTGGTATTTCTTATGAGAAGGTCAACCAGGCTTCACTTTCACCAACTGATGCTGAACTTAAAGATGGTGCTAACTGGACACTGGTACACAGTGGTGAAGCTAATGAACTGAACAGAAGTTACATCAACCACAGGGCAATTCCTATTGCAAGAATTATTTCCAAAGGATAAAAAGAAAGGGGTGTTGACCAATGGCTGATATATCTGAAAGATTGGAAGTTTTAATTCAGACAATACAGAACATATCAAGCCTTGGTGCATCCTTTGTTTATGATGTTGGGAAGCTGCTTCAATCATTTGGGTATGAACTTCAAGATGGTGATGATTGGCTTCTTGGCTTCTGTATTCAGAAGGTAGAAAACAGCATCAAAAATGAATGCAATGTTTCAAGTGTTCCTTGCGGATTGAAGAAAGTTGCTTCACAGATGGTGGTTGGCGAATTTTTATTTGCAAAGAAAGGGATTGGACAATTACAGGGGTTGGAGATTGACATTGATGCAGCAGTCAAGCAAATTCAGGAAGGTGATACCAATGTTACTTTTGCTTTTGGTAATGGAAGCATGACACCTGAACAAAGACTGGATATGTTGATTGCTTATTTGATGACAAATGGTAAA